TTTTGACGAAAATTTTGCATATTTATCGCCTTGCTTATTAACGATTATGCTTGGCAATAACTCTTTTGTTATAAATTTATTTTGCTGACTCATATAATCCGCAGCATAGTTCCCTAAAAGTGCATCATAATGAATCGTTCCAACTTTTGATACTATTGACATTTATTTAATCCTCCTGTTTTTAATTATTATATATTTGTTGCGCCTTTTGCGATTATAACATTGATAACATCCCCGATTACGCCGTCCTCTAGTGCAATTGCTCCAAACTCATCTTTTGTTGTGTCAGCATATACACCCGTTCCGCCAGTCGTAGCTTTTATTTTTTGACCTGCTGAAATACTTCCGCCAAGTTTTAGTTTTACTTTACCTTGATGAGAAATACCGATTGCTGTATCTATCGCTGCTGGGTCTTCTGCAACACCAATAATTACCGCTCCTGCTGTTGCTGTTAATACTGTATTGTCTGCAACCCCAACCATCACAAAAGTATTCTCTACGATTGCTGCTTCTGCTGTTGAATTAAATTTTAAAACTTGATTTGAACTTGCCATTTTTAAGCCTCCTATTTATATTGACTTACAAGCTCATCCTGAGCCTGAGACAATGTTATATTTTTTTCTTTTGAAATTTTTACTGCTTCTTTTGCAATAAAATCTCTTTTTTCGTCTTCACTTTTAAATTCAACAGTCTTTTCAATTTTTGGGTTTTCTGTTGAAACACCAAACTCAACTCTATCTTTTAATCCTGAAATGAAAGTCTGGAATTCTTGTCTTGCCGTTAATTTTGTTTCGCCCTCTTCAAAACTGATAGTTTCATTATCAAGAGCTTTGAAAATTCTTAAAACTCTATCCTTTTCAAAAGGTAAAATTTTTGTAGGATTTTGCTCTACAAACTCAACTATTTCTTTGTTCGCGATTTTTTCTTTAAACTCTGCAAGCTCTTTTTCAAGCGCTTCTTTCTGTTCTACAACTTTTAATCTTTCAGCTTCTTTTGCTGCGAGTTCAGTTGCAATAACAGCGTTTTTCTCTTGAAGTTCTTTTAATTCAACTTCGTTCATACTGTTTTCCTCCTGATATTCTATTTTTATATATTCATCAGCGTTTTCGCTGAAAGATATTTCAAAATCTGCAAGTCCTGGAACGGCTGGTTGAGCCGAACCCATTAAAGCAATTGCAGTTAATACATTTTTATATTCTTTGCCAGTAATTCCATCTTTCCATTTACGCAAAAATTCAATAGATACAGGCTTTAAAAGTTCTTTCTCTATGAATTCTGCAATCTGTTTTGGAGTGTTTCTAAGTTTTGCTATTAAAGTTGTTTTCCCTGTTTTTTTAGAGATTCCTTTTACTAGACTATCAACTGTTCCAGCTCTTAAAATTTTAGTATTCGGTTTATCGTCAGAAGTATGCCCGATGCGCATTGAAACCTCTTTTGTATCTTTTAATTCACTAAAATTTTCAATCATATCGTTGATGTCTTGCTCTGTAATATCAATCCCATTAAATTTTCCAACTGATAAAATTTCTTTTGTCATGTTTACAGTTTCTAATTCAGCCATTTCTTCTTTTGCAGGTTCAAAGCTTATATAGTCTATGTTATGTTCTTTTAACCAATTTTTCGCCTCACTAGTGGTATATTCTTTTTTATCAAATCTATAAGCCTGAGCCGTCATCGTATCTTGCCCTTTTAATTTACCTATAATAATTGAGATTCCATCAGTTGGATTTTCTCTTCTAAAACTATCTTTTTCAAAATCATTCGGGTCTATTATTCTTGCTGCATGTTCATTTGGATAAGGCATTTTAATGTCTCCTAAAAATAAAAAAAGCCTATACAAAATGGAATAAACCATCTCATATAGGCTTTCAGTTTTTGAATAGTCTATTATTTTAAAAAATTATTTTAGTCTTCAAATTTGAATGTTTCTTTGAAAGAAACATCACAAACAAAATCTTTCGTCAGTTTTCCTTTTATAACTTGATATTTTGTTAAAATAGTTAAAATTCCATAGCCAGAATATTTTTCACTCTCTTCAATTTTTATTATAGCTTTTTCTTGCATTTTATCAAATATTTTTTTATTACTATTATTCATTTCCGCCAAAACCTTTTGCTGGCTCTTCTTTTATTTTATCAGAAACTTCGTAGCTTTCGCCTTGAAAGACTGGTATCAATATGCTACGACAGTTAAAATGATTCGGCGGAGTTATTGTATCCCAGATGGCATCACTCGCTGGATATATTTTACCATCCATTCCTGCACAAAAATCAGTTGTGGCGTCATCTATTATTGCTGAATATTGTAATGCCTCAACAAATCCTTTAATGTCTGGGTCGTTATATAAAGCCATTCGCCCTTGATTATAAGCATCATTCAAATTCGTTCTAATAACAGTTTCAAGTCTTCCACCGATAGAATTTATATCAATCTCATCGCCTTTACTGTTTAATTGTGCTACATAGTTTTGATTAAAAAAATCCTCTAAATTTGAAACAACCTGCGATTGAGTTTTGCCTGTTTTTAAACCATCAGTTAATATATTTTTAACACCTTTTAAAATAAATTCTTGCTCTGTTCCAGTCAAGCTAATACCTTTCGCGTTCAAATACGCAATTGTTTGCTTTGATTCTATCGCGCCGATAGTATATTGTTTTTCCGCGAACTCAGTCCGTTTGATTGTGTCTTCTTTCGCAACTTGTTTTGCAACTTTATAAGCTGAATTTAAAGATTGTGAGAATACATTTCCTAAATCAGCCATTAAACTTTCGCTAATCATTAAATCGTTAATTAAGTTAAACTTTTTGTTTTCAACTATCTTTTGTTTAATAACTTTATTCTCTAACTCTGTTTTTATCTCGTCTATAACTTTAAACAAACCCAAAGCCATATCTTTTTCTTGCGATTCAATATCGCTCTTAATCGTATTCAAAGAGACATTCTCTTCAAATTGGGTTAATGGTCTTCTCCATTTTATATCATCTTTAATTTCTGCCATTTCTTCTTTTTTAGGTTTCATAAGTCTCCCATTTCTTAAAATAGCAATGTCGCCATCTTCAAAATCATCATCAGCTATAATATTAGTATCTGCAATTTCTTTTTTAACTTCTTTTATTGTATCTTCTGGCTTTTCTATATCTTTATCAAGCATTGGTTCTTGTATTGGTTCAATTATAGGCTCTAAAACATCTTGCTCGTCTTCTTCTCTTTCTGGATGTCCGAGTTTTTCTCTAATCAAATTTTCGTCTTCAAGCGTATTCTTTATAATCCCTTTTTCAACTGCTAAAATATAACTATTCAATAACTGCTCTGAATTATCTTTTTCGGCTTTTTTAAATTCAAAATATGGATATTCTTCTTGTTTTCCAAAATTCAAATCAATCAAAGGTTTTATTATCCGTTCATTTATACAGTCAGAAAGTCTCTGTTGCTCTGGATACGCTACTGAATTCATAAAAATATCAAACTGTTCTCTGCCTAACGCCTGACTTCCGCCTTCGTGAGAGCTAAATCCTAAAAGTTCTGGAAGTAAAAAGGCTTTTGAATAATGATTATTACAAAGCTCAATCATAATTTTATAATATTCTTGATTGCCAGCCTTTGAGCTTTCTAATAACTCTATTTTAGAGTCATCATCTAAAACAGCTACGCCTTTTGCTTGCATTTTAGAAAGTATATTTTTAAATTTTGTTCTATCGCTCTGAGATGTATTTTTAGGGACTTTGCCAACTGCATACGGCATTGAATTACGCTCGCCTGCGATTGCTGCATATTTAATCAACATATCCTTAAAAACATACCAGCCATAAATTGACCGCAAATCTGAAACGCCATAAGGATTACCGAATTGTCCTTTATTCGTATAAATCAAAAATTTATTTATCGGCAAATCTTTTTTTATGACCGATAAACAATTCTGTTGTAGGTTTACAATATCGCCTTGTGGATTTAATCTAAATTCAAACGAATGAGGCGGTCTGGTTATCAATCTATTTAATCCAATTTTGCCTTTAAATTTGCCTTCTGTAATTTTCTGCAATACTATTTCAGATACAGAAAACCCAAACTGAAATGATGTTAAAATTCCGCTCAAAGCCTCATTAAAAATACCTTTAAAATTTGTATCCAAACAAAAATATATAAAATCTTTTAATTCGTCTAATTTTTCATTTTCAGTTTGATAAGTATTGATTAACCAACCATTTCCGATTATGAACGATTTTTTTAAAGTTAATAATGCCTGGATTTGTTCGTCTTTAAAAAACATATCGTCGTAAATATTTAATGTTTTTCTTAAAATTAGCGGGTCTGGATTGTATGGATTATAAAGTGATAGGTTATATTGCGCGCTTTCATAGTCTGAAAGAATTTTAGTTGAATCATAGTCAGAATTTAAATTGTTTTCTTTTTGTTGCGTGTTTATCCCGAACAAATTATTGACTGTATTAGTAATCGTCTCTAAAATCGCCATAATCAAAATCCTCAGTTAATTGATTTTCTAATTCTGAAATCGTGTCAGCAATATTCTTTCCAAAAGCGTCCTTGTAATGCGTAAAAATCCCATAGAGTGAGGCATCACATAGATGGTCGTTAAATTTAATAGGCTCATCTAAAATAATCACGTTTTTATCTTTTTTCCAACTATAATTTTTCTTTTCTTTTTTGTTGTTTATGTCGGAATTAAGACAAAATGTTTTAAATCTTTTACAAAAATCTATACCATCTTTTACGGATTTGTCAGCTGATTTAACATAAAAACCAGCATCGTTAAGTTCCTTTATTCTTTGTGGTTCTGCCGCATCTGCATAAATACAATATCTTTTTTGTATCATTGTCAAGTTATTTTTTAACCACTCTATTAGCTGTCCGTTTGTCATAAAAGACTGATATAGAACTTCGCGTTCATAGAAACATTTATCTTTTAATGATATTTCTATAAGAGCAGTAGGATTATTATACCCAAAATCTAAGCCAAAAATTGTTTCCTCAAATTCTATTCCATCAAAACTATCTAAATATTCAACATTCGTATAAATAAGTTCTTGCCGTTGTCCTTTTTCTCCTAATCCGTAAATTTTCCAAGCATTTTCGTCTTCAAGTCGCAACATTTCAATTTCTTGTTTTATTCTTTCGTCTAAGAATGGATTATTTTTGTAAGTAGAAATGAAAAGTTCAGCATCAGGTCTGATTAAAATTTTATCATAAACCCAAAAATCTTCTGATGGATTAAAATCAAAAATTGCTTTACATTTCGTTCTTAATAATAATTGTCGGATTGTTTCAAAGTTATTTTCGTTGCACTCGGGCACTAAAAGAAAATCTCTTTTCCTTGATTTCAGTTTTTGCGGATCGTCTAGACTAAAAAACTCTATGATAGAACCAGTCTCAAATTGATAAATCAAATCACTTTTATTCATTAACTTTGGATTATAAATATTATTGTTTGTCATTATCTCTAAAAAATCACGATACGCTGACGCTTTTAAGGCTGGCAAAGTTTCTCGGCAAATTGAAATTATAGGCTTATTAACTTTATATTTTTTCCAAATATCAGGGCAAAGAGCGACTCTTACCAACCACAAAACTTCGTTATATGTTTTAGAACTTCTAGCGCCACCTTGATTTACAGTTATAAATTTTGTGCTATTTTCAAGATTTTCAAAAATAATTGTGGTTGGAATATTTAATCTCATTTTTTTATTTCAAAATCAAGCCCAGTTATAGCAATATTTCCAGAATTTTCTATTTCTTGTTTTGGCTTTCCGTGAATCCTATCCAATATCATATCATTTGCTTTTAATCTTGTCTCATCTTTGACTTTCTTGTTCAATGCCGTATTTAACATTTCTAAAACTAAAATATTACTTTCAGTCAAAATATTCTTTTGCTCGTCCGTAATATTCGGGTCTTTTAAAGCCTTTTTCGTATAAATATCAATCGCAAATTCAAATTGCTGTTTGAGTGTCTTTTTGGCTCTTTTAACTTCAACCCCGG